AACCCAAGAGCCTTTCAGAAAGAGCCCAGGTGAAGCGCCGGTAAAAGCTGGCGAGCTTCTCTTGGGGCTGGCGTTTCTGTGCGACTGGGCTCTTTGCTAAAAGGAAAACGCACCATGAGCAACGTCATTCCTTTCGACTACCAAGGCCAATCTGTTCGCTTTGATGAGGATGGGTGGATCAATGCTACCGACATCGCAAAGCGCCACGGAAAGCGCCTGAGTCACTGGCTCGCAAACGATGAGACGAAGCGATACATGGCCTCGCTGGCCCGCCATCTGAATATCCGGGATTCCGGCTATTTGATTCGAGCGCACAGAGGCCGTGGTGGCGGCACATGGCTTCACCCAAAGTTATCCGTTGCATTCGCTCGCTGGATTGACGTCGATTTCGGCGTGTGGGCAGACATGCTCATCGACGACATTGTTCATGGCCGCGCCACCCTTCGTCAGCAGTTAGATGATGCTTGCCGGGCATTAGAAGATCAGAACCAGCGCGGCAGCATGGCCGGTAGCGAGCTAGCCCGACATCGTTGGGTTAAGCCGCCGCTGGAGCAGAGAGTCGCCTATCTCCGCGACCAGATGCAGCTCAAGCTGGACGTGGCATAAGCACAACGGTGGTCAATATGACCACCCAAGAGGAAGCCAATATGCATGACGAGAACGATGGATTCATTGAAGAAGATCGTGGCGTGCTGCGCATAGGCTACGGCGAAGGATAAACACCCATAGCCGCAGGAAGGTGATCCCCTGGCTACCAAGGCCCGGCGTCGATAGACGATTCACCCGGTGACCGCCCTTCGGAGAAAGCTCCCAAGGGCCCTATTCGATGAGGCAACCATGACCAAGAAGACTGCCCGGGAGGCTGTCGCGCTGACAGCACGGCAGTCTCGTTTCGTGGATGAGTACCTGCTGGAGCCAAATGCGACTCAGGCATACATCAGGTCCGGCTACAGCCCTAAAGGCGCCAATACGGCCGCCGCACGACTGTTGGCAAATGTTCGCATTCAAACAGCCATTCAGCAGCGCATGGACGAAAGGTCTAGGCGAACGCAGGTCGACGCCGATTACGTACTCCACCGACTGCATGACATTGATCAACTCGACATCATCGACATCCTCGACGACGCCGGCAACGTGAGGCCCGTCAAGGAATGGCCGAAAGAGTGGCGACAATCGATCACGGCCGCTGACCTGCACGAGATGCAAGTCGGTGACGTGATGACTGTGGTTCGCAAGATCAAGTGGCCCGACAAGCTCAAGACGCTCGAGCTGATCGGCAAGCACGTCAGCGTGAGAGCCTTCGAGGAAGACAAAGGCGCCGGATCAGACGACCTCGCTACTGCCCTTTCCCAGCTTGCGGAGAAGCTACCCGGATGACCCCTGCCCTCCAGCGACAACTCGACCGCTGGTATGGGCTCAAGGACATCCCCGAGCAAGTCCGACTGATCAATGAGCAGGTGCGGTTCAAGGTAGTGCCGGCTGGCCGCCGCTCCGGCAAGACCGAGCGGGCCAAGCGGTATCTAGCCAAGCAGGCAATGAAGAATGCCGGCGAGAAGTATTTCGCCGCCGCTCCGACACAAGACCAGGCCAAGAAGATCTGGTGGGACGACCTGTGTGCCATGACACTCTCAGCGACTCACCCGACTCAACCCAAGGTAAGCCCTCAACCGGTCATCTTCCTGCCCAACGGCACCGAGATACACGTCATCGGCCTGGACAAGCCGCAGCGCATTGAGGGCATCGCCTGGACTGGCGGCATCATTGACGAGATCGCAGACATCAAAGGCAGCGCGTGGGAGGCCAACATCCTGCCGGCGCTGAACACCGTCAGCCCTCTGCGCCCTGACTACCGGGCATGGTGCTGGCTGATTGGTGTGCCTGACGGCCTCAACCACTACTACGACCTCTACCAGTACGCGCTTAGCTCGGGTGACCCAGAGTGGGCAGCGTACCACTGGAAATCTGCTGAAATTCTGCCGCCCGACGTGGTGGAATCGGCCAAGCGCATCATGTCGGCCAAGCAGTACAAACAGGAGTTCGAGGCCAGCTTCGAGACTGCCACCGGCCGCATCTACGAAGACTACAGCAAGCACAACCACACCGACGCCAGCATCGCACCGCACGAGCAACTGTGCTGGATGCACGATCAGAACTTTACGCCGCTGTCGTCCGCCATCGGTGTCCGCCGGGGCGATGACCTGTATCTGCTCGACGAGATTGTGCTCGAGAGCGCTATCAGCCGGCAGTCAGCCACCGAGTTCGTCGAGCGCTATGCCGATCACGAGAACAAGCACGTTCTAATCTACGGCGATCCCGCGGGGCGAGCTGGCGAGAAGCACGGCCACGCTTCCGACTACACCGAGATTGAAGACGTGCTGCGTGAACATGGCTGGAAGTTCAGCCGCAAGGTCAAGAAGAAGGCCCCGGCCATCAAGGATCGCCAGAACGCCGTCCGCGCCAAGGTATGCACAGCGACTGGAGAGAGAGGCCTTTACGTCAATCCCACCACTGCTAAGTGGTGTGACAAAGGGCTGTCGACCGTCCAACTCCAGAAAGGCTCGACGTTTCAGGAAGACCAGACCAACCAATACCAGCACATCACCACGGCCATCGGTTACATGGTCGAGGCTGAGTGGCCCATGACAGGCCAGGTGGCTGCCATCGGCCCCATCAAGTTCAAGTGAGGTTCCAATGCCCGTCGATACCAAGCACTCGCATTACGCTGCGCACCAGGAGCAGGCACAGCGCGTGCGCGATGCCGTGGCGGGCTCCGATGCGGTCAAGAAACGGCGCGAATCGTACCTGCCCAATCCGGACAGTGACGACGAGGAGCGCTATGAATCGTACATCAAGCGAGCAGTCTGGCTGGGCGTCACATCGCGCACCCATGCCGGCATGTTGGGCGCAATCTTCCGCAAGACCCCGACTACCGCCCTGCCCCAAGCAATCGACTACATGCAGGATGATTCGGATGGCTCTGGCGGCAGCCTTGAGCAGTTCGCCAAGCTGACATCCTCTGGCCTGATGCAGGACGGCCGCCGCGGCGTCATGGTCGACTACCCGGAAGCTGCGGATGGCCTGACCCAAGAGCAGACGCGCGGGCTCAAGGCCACCTTGCGTCACTACGACAGCGCTTCGATCATCAACTGGCGTCGAGAAGGCGAGCTACTGATTCTGGTAGTGCTCCGAGAGTTCTACGAGAAAGGCGAGGACGAGTTCACCAGCGATCTTGCCGAGCAATACCGAGTGCTCCGCCTGGAAGATGGCGTCTACACCCAGCAGGTCTACCGGGATGGCCAGCCTGCCGGAGAGAAGATTTCGCCGCGAATGGGCAATGGCAACCAGTGGCCAGTGATCCCCTTCCAGTTCCTCGGCACCGTTAACAACGACGAGACGCCCGACAAGCCGCTGCTGCTGGATATCGCCGATCTGAACCTGGCGCACTACCGGAACAGCGCGGATGTGGAGGAGGCGTCATTCATCGTCGGCCAGCCTCTGATTCACGTCGATATCGGCGAGACGTCATCCGAGGTATGGACAGAGCTCAATCCGAACGGCATTGCCGTGGGCTCCCGGCGCGGCGTCCAGACAAAACAAGGTTCACTGACCATGGTGCAGGCTGAGGAGCGCAACCTGCCCCTCAAGCTGATGGAGCACAAAGAGGCGCAGATGCTGGCCATCGGGGCCCGCCTGATCGAGCAGCGTGGCGGCAACGAGACTGCAGAGGCTGTGCGCGCCCGCTCAGGAGCTGAGAACGCCAACCTGTCTACCGTGGCCACCAACGTCTCGGACGGACTGAGCAACTGCCTGCAGTGGGCTCTTACGTTCATGACTGCGAAGGCGGTCGGTCCCGTCGATACCATCGAGTTCGACCTGAACCAAGAGTTCTACCCGCAGGACGCTGACCCGCAGACCATCATGGCAATGATCCAAGAGGTTGATCGCGGCCTGATTGCCAAGCCGGACTATCGAGCATGGCGCCGAAAGACTGGCGTCATTGCTCCTGACCGTACCGACGATGACATCGATGCCGATGCGCAGACAGGTGGGACTGACCTTGGGGTGATCTGATGACAGCCGAACTCAAGCTACTCGAGCGGCTGATTCGCCACCAGGTGATGATCCAGCGCTATAGCGGCTCCCAGATCAAGCGGGCCCTGCCCATTCTCCGGCAACTAGCCAGAGACCTACGTGGCCGCATTGCTGCTGGCCAGGCCACCGAGTTCGCCATGGGCCGAATGAATGCCCTGGAGCGCGACATTCAAGTGCTGGTGACCGAGGCAACCGACAGCATCCAGCAGGAGCTTGAGCTTGAGGCGTTCGCCACCCAGGAGATTGACTTTACCCAGCGCCTGCTCGGCGCCGCGGTGAGCATTGACCTGGCGCAGGGCATCAACACCGACATGGTGGCGGCGGTTACCACGCGCCGGCAGATGAGCCTGGTGTCTGGCGACAAAGTGAAGCGCCTGACGGTCCCGCAGATGTTCGACGAGCTCTCAGAGGCCGTTGGGCGCGACGCCCTGCGCACGGTGCAGGCTGGCGTGATCGAAGGCCGCACACAGCAGGACATGGCCCGGGAAGTGGCCAGCATGGTCACCACCCGCAGCCGGCGCCAGGCTGAGACGGTGATTCGCACTGCAGTGAATGGAATCGGGGGCGCTGCCCGCAACGAGGTGTTCACCGCCAATAGCGACATCATCGAGGGCGAGAAGTGGACTTCGACCCTCGACGGGCGCACGACACCGGTATGTCGATCGCGTGATGGCGAGACCTACCCGCTGGGCCAAGGCCCCCGCCCTCCTGCGCACTACGGCTGCCGCAGCCTGATGCGCCCGGTGATCAAAGAGGAGTACCGCTTGGCTCAAGTCGGCCAGCGTGCCTCTATGGATGGTCCAGTCGATTCCCGCGTCACTTATGGCGGCTGGCTCAAGCGGCAGCCCAAGGAGTTCCAGGACGACGTGTTGGGCCCGCGCCGGGCAGCGCTGTTCCGTTCCGGCAAGCTACGCATCGACCAGTTCGTCGACGACATGGGGCGATCACTGACGCTCGATGAACTGGCGGCCAGGTATGACCTGACGATGCAGTAACCAGCCCGCGAGGGTATCCACGAAGCAGCAGCAAAAGGAAAGCGTTATGCGCAACAACAGCAAGGCAAAAATCCAGGCGATCAGCCTCAGCATGGCTCAGCGCGGCATTGTCATCAGCGGCTTCCTGAGCATCCCGACCCGGCGCCAATCGACTAACGAGACGCACGAGTTCGAACGCAGCTACCCGACCAAGAGCATCATCAAGACGCTCTGGCTATACCGCCGCGATGTCCTGCGTTATGCCGACGAGCAGCGAAGCGCTCCGGGCAAGCATGGCCTGGAGCCTAGCAACTACCGCCCAGGCCTCCTCTGGACCTGATTTTCACGAGAGGAGTGCCGACATGTTCACGATAAAGATTCAATCTCCCGGCGAGGGCTACGAAGTAATCTCCAGCCGGGGCGATGTGTCCATTTACAAGCCCGGAGACGGCGAGTACGAGGCCATCTATGGCCCTTGCCGCGATGGCCATCAGCAGGCCGAAGAGCCTCGCGCCATCCTGCGATTCGAACGCGAGGATTGCGGATCAGCAAAGATGCTCTATGACGACGACCGCGCCTGGATCATGAACGCCAACGGCAAGACGGTCGCTACGGTGTAGCACCACCACCACACACCACGGCCCCGCCATCGAGCGGGGCTTTCTTTTGCCCGCAGGCCGCGGGCGAACGCATCAACACAGGAGCTGATGATGCCGATCCAGGTAGAGCACGAAGGCCAGACGATCACCGTCTACACCGAGGCCGAGCACAAGCAGGCCATCGACGACGAGGTGGCTGGCCTCAAGGTCACCAACCAGCAGCTCAAAGACGAGAAGCGCGAGCTGGCGGACAAGATTAAGACCATCGACGAAGAAAAGCGGCAGGCCGAAGAAGAAAAGGCCAAGCGCGATGGCGATTACGAAAAGCTCGAGCGCCTGATGGCCGAACGCCAGCAGGAGCAGCGCGAGCAGTACGAGAAGCTCGTCGGCGACATTCGCAAGGAGAAGGTCGGAAGCGCGCTCAATGACGTGGTGACCCGGCTCGGTGCCGGCGGTACCCGCAATGAGGACCTGCGCGACCTGCTCAAGACTCGCTTCGAGTTCGACTATGACAACGAATCCGGCAAGGTCACTGTCTCGGGTGACGGCATTACCTCGCTGGAGCAGTTGGAGAAGACCATCCAGGAGTCCGGGCGCTATGACGCCTACCTGGCTGGCAATCAGGCGTCGGGTGGGGGCTCCCCCGGCAGCCAAGGCGGAGGCCCCGCCGGCAAGAAGCTGTCCGACATGAACGAAAAAGAGCGCATCGAGTTCAAGCAGCGTGATCCCGAAGGGTTCCGCCAAGCGCTCTCCAACCGATAAGCAAGGAGCCTCACAATGGCGACTGTTCGACTTTCCGACGTGCAGTTCGACGAGGACGTATACCTCTCGTACCTGCAAGAAGACCGCCCCGACCGAAATGCCTACATCGCATCTGGCGTCGCGGTGACCAGCAACGAGCTTCAATCTCGCGCCAACGGCGAAGGTGGCCTGACCTCGATCCCGTACTGGAAGGATCTCGACGCCTCCGGCGAGAACAACTCCAGCGACGATCCGACTCAGAAGGCCACCCCGGACAAGATCGGCACCGGCAAGATGGCGGCCCGCAAGATCTTCGTCAACAACGGCTGGCAAGCGGCCAACCTGGTCTCAAGCCTGATCGGCAACGAAGACCCGATGCGCCAGATCGCCTCGCGCACATCTGCGTACTGGGAGCAGCGCTTCGCCGCTCGCGTCCAGGCCATCACGCTCGGCCTGTTCAACCAGAACGATGCCGGATCAGGCGACATGATCTTCGACGCATCCATCGAGGACGGCGCCAACGCGGCTGCCGACAACAAGTGGACCTTTGATGGCTTCGTCGATGCTCGCGCCACCATGGGCGAGTCTGCCGACAAGCTGGCCCTGCTGGCTGTTCATCCGGACACCCTGACGCAGATGATCAAGCAGGAGAAGATCGATTTCGTCACCGACTCGCAGACTGGTGTGCGCATCCCGTTCTACAACGACTACCGCGTCGTTGAAGACAAAAAGCTCCCGGTGATCGCCGGCACCACTAGCGGATTCCGCTACGTATCCGTGCTCTACCGACAGGGCGTGATCGGTTACGGCGAAGGCTCCCCCCGTCGCCCGGTGGCGGTCGAGTTCGACGAGGCTGCTGGCAACGGCGCTGGCATCGAGACTCTGTGGGAACGCAAAGAGTGGCTGATGCACCCCGAAGGCTACAAGTTCACCGACGCCTCTGTCGCTGATCTCTCTCCGACCATCGCCGAGTTCGAGACCGCGGCCAACTGGTCGCGCGAGTTCGAGCGCGAGAACGTCGGTATCGCCTTCTTCGTGCACAACTGATCGACGGGCGCCTTCAGGCGCCCTTCTTCCCTTCATCCGATAGCTGAAAGGTGATCGCAATGGCAGATGCCACCGAAACCCAAGCCAAGCCGGCTGCGCAGAAGACCAACAAGGACGGCTTTGTCCCTGGTCAGCGCGTGAGCCCGAAAGAGCTGGCCGAGTTCCGCAACAAGCAGCGCAAGGCCGCTCGCAAGTAAACGCCAAGTAACACCCCTGGGCGACCACGGTCGCCCACCTATTCCCGAGGCCATGACATGACCGAGTACATCACCGTCGCAGACGTTGACGCCCTGCTGCCCGCTGGCTGGGAGGGCGATGGCGACAAGACCCGCGCTGTCCTCGAGGCCAACGCCTGGCTGTCGGCCCGTGGTGTCATGGCCTCTGATCCCGTCGAGGACGACATCAAGCAGGCCGGCGCCTATCTGGCGCAGGATGCTGCCACCGGCAAACTCTACGGCGACCGAGACCCGGCGCTCAAGCGCAAGCTGGTCGATGCCAAGGGCGTGAAATCCGAGAAAGAGTATCAGGATGGTGCCGTGACCAGTTCCGGTACGCTGCGGCTGGTCAACGATCTGCTTCGGCCCTATCTCACCGGCGGCGGTGGCTCCACATTTGCTGTTCGGAGGGCGTGATGGGCCTTCGTGACGACTTGCAAGCCGACATTGCCGAAGCCTACGACAGCGACCTGGCCGACGCCGTACGGGCCTTCACTGGCTCCCGGGAGATAGCCGGCGAGTACGACCCAGTGACTGGCAGCAGTACGACAACGGTG